TTAACTAACCTTATACTTCCCCGCCGAACTACCACCTGTCACGCCCACTTCTGCATTAGCAGTGATCTCATCAACAACCGCATTAGCAATCGCTTCTGCTAATACCGATGCCTGGGCATGCTCACCAACGATCACAATACCGCCCTTAACCATTTCGGCTTCAATCTTACTTTTTAATCCTGATTTACTTAATGCCATATTATTTCCCTGCAAAAACGGTAGTGGAGCCATCAACATGTGGTTTACCAGTGAATGGGCAAATACTGGCGCAGGTAATAACACCACAGCCGCCATTAAGCTTAATCGTATCTGCATCTTCGGTTATATTCTTGGCTTTAATGATCAGTGATTTTGCACTGTCTAGATGCATGTCTTCTGCACTTTGTATTTTAACTTCTTTGTTGCTGCCTAAAAGCAGGTTATCCAATGAGGTAATAATCGCCTTTTCACCGACGAGTATTTTTAACGCCCCCATAATTTCATTAACCTGGTTACCGTCTATTTTATTAATGTCGTGCGTAGCAACCTTGGTGCTGCGCTCAAAGTAACTCTGTTCGCTGGTTTGGGCTTCAACAATCGATTTCTGACTGGCCTGTTTTATTTCACCATCTGTCTGCAGCTGCCAATCGCCATTAGTGCCAACTAATTTACTACGGTGTGATTGCTGCAGGCTTACATCGGTTGAACGATGATCGGGTACCAAAGTATGCCAGGGTAAAAGCGACGTAATAACCGGCAATGAATCAAGGCCATCAATGTATTGAATTAAGCACTGCATGCCTAGTGTTGGTTCAACGAATAGACCATGTTCATGCCCCTGCCCTGATGCAATACTCACTTGTTCAAAGACAGGAACGGCTAAGGGTTTGCCTGTTACCGCATCTAACAATTGAATATCCGCCGCTTTATAGGCGCGAAATGCACTGCTGACACTGGCGCCATTAACCGGCATATCATAAATCTTCTCTATTCGAGCCAATTGCGGTAAGTGTTTACGCTGTCCTAATTCAGGAAAGTAACGTAATACTAAGCGGCGTATAGCGTTTTTGACCATCTGATAACCTGCTTATTTCCTGTTAATGTCACTTCACTAAGATAACGGCCATTAAGTTTTAGTCCTGGACGTAACTTAGGGATAGCAATTAGCTCACCTTTACTCGAGCTGATGGGTTTAATTGGGTGTTCTGAAAAATCAGTGATGACCGACTTGGCCCAGCCTGAATCATGCCAGCTGCCTACGTAGATTTTGCCATCGGGGCGTTGCTGAAAAATATAATCCGGTACCTGGTATATCTTCCCCAACTGACGCAATACCGATATACCATCGCCTTGATGATAAAAACAAGGAACGGGCTGATTGATATAATCTACATCGGGATAAATAAAATGAAGACCGGTGGCCGCAAGCTGTTCAAGTACATCTTTCATCGTCGCAAAACGAATGGCCATGTTAGCTGGCAGTGATAATGCACCGAGTAATTCACGACAAGTCAGATACCAACGACCGGATGATTGATATTTAGATTCAATAACACCCATGAAATAAGGCTGCAGTTTATCGACCCGATAACCAAGGTGTAATTCCACGATACCTTTGGGTTCATACTCACAAGTAACAACGAAGCTCGCGCGACCAGGACTAAATAAATCCAGCTGTACGCTGTTGGTTATTATATTCGTGACGGGCTTACCACCAATGATGAGTACGGTGGTGAGTCGTGCTGAATCGGGTTTATTCATATCTTTATCCATCCCCTAAGTTAAGGGCCCTCTACATTTTCAAATTGCTGTTGCAGTGAATTATGGCCATCAGTACTTTGCGGTGTTGTGTTGTTACTGGCTTCACCATCTAGCTGCAGTTGTTCGCGCTCTGACTTGCTCATGACTTCGAGTAAATTAAAACTGACAACCCAAGATTTCACTTCTTCATCTTCAGTCGCACTCATTTCACCATCAAACTTGGTTTTACGGACTTTGAATGATTCTGCTACATCACAATTCACGGTGCGGATAATTCTAGCGCCGTGTTCGTCGAGCTCTTTAGCCTTAGAAATCAGCTTGGCTAACTCAGCCTTATCTTTAAAAGGTATCTTGGTTGTCACCGATAATACGGCAGGTTTAACCCCATTATCCGATGATAGGGTTAAGGAGCCGTAACCACTTAAATCTTCGCCAGCTAATTTGAAACTGCATTTTATTTTGGTTTCATAACCTGGTACTTGCCAACCATCGAGCGCTATCATAAAAACACGTCCTTAATAGGTTCAAGTTCGTGGCTACTGCCTACAAACGCACAAAACGCCCAATACGCTTTATCATCACCAAGGCCTTGTAACTTATCAGCTAAACCTTTGGCTGAATTAGCACTGATGCTAGTGCAATTTAAGCCGGTGTTAACTGGGTTAAATTCAGTTGCCGTTAAACGCACATCACGCAGACCCTTTAACTGCTTACATTCTGCGAGGGCGCTACCAATATCGCTAATAAGCGCTTGCCCTTGGGTTTTAACCAGTGCTAATGATGTCGCATGATATTGCCGCTTAAGCGCGGGTATATACCGCTTATCATTCAATACCGTCCACTCAAGGGATTGTTCACTACCTTGAGGGCGAGTGAGTTTATCTGCATCTAATGTTGCTAGACTCGATGCATAACGACCGCATTCAACGAAGCTGGTTAACGGACAATAGTCATTAATCGGCGCTAATTGCTTGGCTAAATCGTTTGGCGTATCACAGCTCACCCACAAGACCAGGGCATTAAAAGCCGTTGGTCTGAACTGGCGGCTTTCATCTTTGATGGCAGTTGCCAGCAAGACTGCGCCCTCTGCAGTTGTGCAAAGGGTCGCGGTTTGGTGAAACGTAAGGCTAATACTGCGCATTAGCTAATAGCGGGTTTCTGTGGCCAAACGATAGCGTCAGGCTCAACACCAGATTGCGGAATATCACGTAATGTCGAACGATATTGCTTCCAAGCATCCGGTAATGATTCTCCACTTCCCATGTACTTGATGACTAACCAATCCGTTGCCTTTAATTTAGCATCACGTATTACACGTACTGTGGACCACTTCGTCTCATTTGCCATTTCTGCATCGAGGTAACCAAGCTCACTGTTCGTATTGTTTTCCTGCATAATTTATTCTTCCCAAGTTGGTTTAATTTGAGTAACACGAGCCACTGATGGGCGCCCTTTATCGGATGTATACATGACGTTAGCCCCAAAAGAACGAGCCGCACCACAGTGGTGCCGTGTATCAACTTTTAACGTAACGCGAGCAATGCCATTATCACGGCCTTGACCAATGCTTCTGAATGATACTGGCAGTGCTGTCCCTTCTAAATCACGGGTCAATGCAACTTCTGTGTCCCCACTCGGTTCAGAGATAAACAAACTTAATTCGCCATTTTTTGCTATTTTTTTTAATTCTAACAAACCCGCGACCGAATCTGATGAGCTTGTTCCAGTGAAAATCAGATGGTTTGTATAGCCTGTATTAGCAGCCATACCGCGGTGCGTTATCATGAATTCAACACGAAACATATCACCACCGTCCCCAAAACCAGCGGAAGAAGCGATAAATTCAATTAAATTTAGATAAGTGGGAGATTTAGGGGCTGCACAAACAGGAAATAAATCATCAGGTCCCCCATCTTTTGTATACCCACCATTACTTAAGTTACCTTGAATAAAATAGGTTTTAACTCGTCCTTGCTTATGTACGTCAACCCCGTTGATATTACTGACAACATTACTTAGGTACTGGTCTATGAGCACCTTTTTATCGGCGACCTGCTTATCAATATCTTTCATTTTCCCATCAACAACACCCGTGAGGTTATTGCTGGCTTGCACGAGTTCTGCAATGTTCTGTTCTATTGTCATGCTCTGTTCCCTTTTATTCGTTATTAGCTGATGTAATATGCTTTACCTGTCGGTACATAGTACTGATTTGTGCGGTTGCCATTTTGGCAAGTGAAGTTTGTATCTCACCATCTTGTTCCTGGCGCTGCCTTATCATTGCTGATTGTGTACGCTGCAGTGTTTGCCCTGCTTGCTCTAAAGTGCCGATGTGAACTTGCTGCAGTTCGATAGTATTTTGTAAGCTGGTTACTACGTCTTTTAAGCCTAAATGGCGCGTCATGTTATCTATTTGCGCCGTAGCATTAGCGACAATCGCCAACTGCATACTGTCTAGGCGTGGGCTGTAATCAAACATCCAGCTACTGGCTTTAATATCGATGCGGGCAAGGGCTTTGGCTGCGGCAAACCTCAATACAAAACTGCGGTTGTGTACGTTGTTCACGCCCTGACGCTTACGCTGCAGAGGTAAATAATCCAGTGCTAACAAAATACCGGTACTGGTCACTAAGCCAATCCAGTTGTAATCAAAATCACCAACGTCCTGGTCTAACACACACGCCCATGCCACGGTATGCTCATCAATGAAACCGTCGAGTAATTCATCCGTTTGATAGGCAATTTGTGTTTGTGTTGGGAGCGCCATATTAGGGTCGCGCGCTGCGCTATCACTTAAATTAGGGATATTAGCCAACACCAGTGTTGTTACATCGAGTCCCGTGTTTGCTAGCGCACACTGGGTAATATGTTGTTTACCAGCATTAGTAAGAATGCCGGTTACCTGTTGTTCAGACATAGAAACTTACTCCGTTGCAGTACTAATGCTGCTTTCTTTACTCAAAAATCCATAAACTGGCTGCAGTGTCAGTGGATGCTCAACCGACATATTCAGTGGCATTAACGGCACTTTTTGTACATGGTATTGCACATCAATCCAACTTGGTGCTAAGCCACAATCAGCAAAACTGTGTACCGTAAATTCATAACGCCTGCAGGCGCGTCCATAAAGCTGGATTAATTCGGGCATCAGTTCGCCGTATTTCGAGACAGTATGACTGCTAAAGTCGATTGCAATAATGTCCCAATCGCGGTTTTCAATACGCTCTGTTACTTTGATGACATCGATACCAAGACGATTGAAGATATCTGCAATAGTTGCTATCTCACCCGCATCGATTGTATTAACCAGTGCATGCTGGACCCGTTTTCTAAAAAACTCAGTCGGCTCGTTTGCCAGTCTTTCAGTCAAACGTTCCCAGGCTAACAAACCTAAAAATGGCTCAGCACTTTGCTGCTCATCTTTTTGTGCAACCGCCCACATCACCCAGTCTTTGGTATTGTGCCAATATTGCTGCGCGGCTTTCATTAACTGCTCGGCATGGCCCTTGTTTAACCAGGTAGCAATCTCTGGTTGTGATGGCGGAGCGCTTTGCTGAAATCTATCCATGTTGCACAACCAAGTGCGTAAGTGCCGGTAGCCATAAACCCGTTTTAATATCACCACAATCAAAATCGATACTGCGCAGCGCAGGGAATTGGTTATGTAACTGCGCTTGTAACTGGCTCATGCTAAATAACGAATTTGGCTGCGTTCGTGTCGGTTGATACGCATCATTTAATCGAAACGCCGCCTGGACAAAGGTTTTTATATCCGCGCCAATATCGATGCTATTTGCATGTAATGAATACGTAGCCGTTATTACCTGCTCATGTGTCGGCATTGCATATACTTTAAAATCATCACCGTGGCCATGATGGCCATCATCACTGATATGCTGATTTATTACTTTTAATAAACCAGTCGAAACCTGCCCGACATTGAGGTAAATATACGCATTAGCGGTACCTGGTCCACGTGGCGCTTGGTTTACAATTTCAATATTATCGACCGGAATGGCGAAGTCGCTGATTATCGATTTGTACACAGTATTGATATGCCATTTAGCGGCGGTGCCGAATACGTTTCTTATTCTGTTTCGATATGCTTCTGTACTTTCTTCGTTAGCACCAGGGATAAGCAGCCAGTCTTTTTCATTACGAACGCTCACGCCCTCAATTGGATTAACTAAGCGGTAATAACTGCCTACCGGTAAGTTATACGCCTGCCCAGTACCAACTGCTTGAGCCAACACTTCAATGACTGATTCACCTTCTTTAAATACCACAGCGCTAAGCGTACGTAACTGATATACAGTGCCGCCAATACTGTCACTTTCTACTAAGGCACCTGCAGGTATACTCAATACACCATCGTTATTAGTGCGCGTTAATGTCAGCATGCCTTTAGCCTTAATCGCATCCACAACAAAGACATTACGACTCGGGCCATGAAGCCCGATTAACGCACTGCGACTAGCCGTCATGATAAATAAATCAGGCATCAATATACGGGCAATCCAATCAAGTAAACCAACGACAGGTAAGGTAATTAAAGCTTTAACTGTGCGCCAAAACGGGCTAAACGGACTGCCATTCTCAACAATGATTTGCTGCTCGCTTAATACCTGCTCCCATTGCTGCTTTGCAACCTTCTCATTCACTGGTAACCCAGCATCAGCCATCATCTTTTTAAAATCAGGTACCATGTTATGCCCCCGCCCATTTCATTAAACCGTATTGCTTGGTTTGTGCTTCAATCGATAAGGTTTTATCACTGTTATAGCTAATCAAGATTGTGCCAGGCTTGAGTCTGTCGTCTTGTTCGACTTCGAGTTCTAAATCTGTCAGCACTGGCGCAATACCATTGACGTTACGCTGCTTCACTAACTTCACTAACAAACCACTTTCGATAATGCGGTGCTTCACATCTTGGCCAATCACTTTGGCCGCAGATAATTTGCCAGCACTGAGCGAGGAATTAAACACAAAATCCCCATCGACAATGTTTAAATCAACATGCATATTTATCATTAGCCGGCTAACTCCATTAACTGTTCAAAATCATGGTCAAGGTTGTCGCTTTTCATCACCACGTTATCGATATAAACGCGCTTGCTGTTATCGGCGCTGCTATTACTGTTGTTATTGGTGTGTTGTTTGCTTTGCTGAAAGTACTGGGTTCGCTGTATACGCGGACTACTTACCTTAGCCAACTGGTGGTTATTTTCTTGATATTGTTGGATACGAGCACTATGCGCAGTTAACTCATTAAACGCTTGGCTTCCTGTGGTTGAAGCGCCACTTTGAACCTGACTTACATTAGTATACGTTCCAGTATTAAACGCTTGGTTTGCGGCTACAGGCAAGGTCGCTGTAACATGACTAATATCGCGGTTAGTTAACTGGCCCGCGTTTAAGTCTGCTGGTATTGGGACTGCTGTTTTAGTTATTTCTTCGACCTCAGCCTTCATAGTCATGTCTTTACCATCAATTAAACCCAGTGCTTCAAGCACCCATTTCACATTGTCAATCAGGGCTGTGAATACCAACATGACGCCATCAAATATCTTGATTAAACCTTGGCCCCAAGTTGAGTCTTTAAAGGCCGCAACAATGGCATCCCAATAAAAGATAAGTCCCGCAACGGCAGCCACTAACGCCACAACCCCAGCGATAACTAGTCCAATCGGATTGGCAAGTAATGCCGTATTAAATAACCACGTCACGCCCTGCGCCGCTAACATAGCGCCACGATAAAGCGCGATAGCAGTAAGATAAGCCCCCATTGCAGCAATGTTGCCCAAGAACCCCATCACCCGCAGTGCAACTAACCCCATTTGCCATAACTTTGTTGAGATAGCAGCGCCATTAGTAACGACGCTCAGCCCAATCAATGCAAAGCGATAGATACCGATTATCATGTTCATGGCGCTAAACGCCATCATTAAGCCAATAACACCAACAGCGGCAGCGCCAAGAACCCCCGTTAATGTTGGGAATTCTTGTGTTAGCCATATCACGCCACCTAACATGGCAACCAACATATCGACAACCGGTTCAATAATCGGTAACACCGCTTGACCCATCGCCGTTGCTGCGCCATTTAATGAACCGCTAAATCTATCCCAGGGACTGGCAATAATATTCGCCATTTCACTGGCCTTGGATGCATCTGTGACATTGGTCAACTCGCTAATATTATGTTTTAGTTTGGCGGTTTTTGTACTTAATATATCGACAACACCCGCCGCTTCAGTTGAACCAAATGCTGCATTTAAAATATCACCTCTGGCGACACTACCAACCCCAGTTAACCTTTGGTTAATACGTTCAAGCACGATATCCATACTCAGCATATCACCCTGGCTATTGGTGAGTTCTATGCCTAGTTTTTTCTGCGCTTTACCAATACCGTCAATGAATGACGCATATTTAGTGCCGGCTTCAGAACCACTTAATACCAGCTGCAGTTCGCCCAGCACCGCAAATTGTTCTGCGGCATCGATACCTCGATTCGTCGCTTTTGCGCCTAATGAACTAAAAGCCGACTCCATTTCTGCGCCGGTAGTTTTATACATTTGCACCGCTTTCGCTGTTTGCCCTGCAATCTGATTCACCCAGTCGGACTTGCCCATTTTATTGGCGGTTTTTTCAAAGATGCCATACATGGTGCCCATGTAACTGGTGATTGTGCTGGCGTCCGCTTTCGTGGCAACCGCTAATACATTGGATGCCTTGGTAAAGGAGGCAAGTTCATCACCGGTTAGCCCGGATATGGCAGACTGAATATCGTAAGCACTGCGCACGAACTCTGCTGAGTTACCGCCAAATTGCGTGGTAAATTCAAACGCGGTTTTAGTTAATTTGGTTAAATCTTCGTTGGCCACGCCCAGTGTTTGTACTTCACCAAGCGCAGCAACATGATCAATAGCCGGTGACAAACTGCTGACCAGCGCAATAGCACCGCCTGCAGTCCCCATAAAACCGCTCATCATTTGGTTTTGAGCACTGGCCGTTTGGGCGCTAAGTTGGTTTATCTTGTCCATGATCTTATTCACTGGCCCTGTTGCTTTATCAACAACGCCAATGGTGTACATGAGTTTTTCCAACTTGCTTAATGCGCTCATTCGTTCCCCTCACCAGTGACTTAACCACTATCTAACGCCATGCAAATACCATTGTTGATGGCGATTTGCTGCTTTTCTTGATTATCGTTTTCCAAAAACAGTGCCTGGGCTAAACTATCTTCAGTGGCTGCGCTGTGTGGTAGCCATTTTTGCTGATAGGCGAGCAACTGATTTAAACGGTTTCTGCTTATCTCTTTTGCTCGCTGTTCTATTTTTTTACGGTAATGTTAAATTCCGGTTGATACTCTTCAACCACACTGCCGACTAAATGCAGCGCTGCACCCGGGAGAGCTAACATTTCTTTCAATGTTGATTTGCACTCGTTATCAACCACCGTCATTAAGAAGTTGGTCGCGGGCTGAATTTTATTAACCTGGTTACTTTGGTTTAAAAACTTGTTGTAAGCCGTTACGTTTACATTGAAACTCAGTTCAATGTCATTCACTTCTAGGATGATCTTTTGCTCTAACGCCATGGTCATTCTCACTCTTTATTTGGGTTTAAATCAGCTTGGTTTAATTCTATTTGGTTTAATAAGGTGTACGTAAAAGTACTGCCCCATTGCTGACTGCTTTGATGGCAAAGGGCCATCAGCTTATTAAAATCATTCGGGTTAGCTAATACCTGGCAACCTGCAGACCACTTGTCGACTTGCTTTGACTCATGATTTGCACTCGCTCGATGGCAATTAATACCGAAATAACCACGTTGTAAATGACTCTCACAATCGAGTTTATTATCATTGTTGTTGTCTCTATAAACAGTGACGGGTTTATGCTGCACTAACGCAGGGTATTTTCCCTGGTGATAACCAAATGTCCATAAACTGCGGTGCTGCATGGCGGCAAGTACTGCAGTGCCATCCAGATTGCACGGGTTCTCACGGTAATAAGTACCTGCGTCCGTGGTACATTTAAAACTGACAAGCTGCCATTTACCGTCTTGCTGATACAAAACGCAAAGCACGTCGTTAAAACTGTTTGCTTTGGTATCACTGTTGCGAACGCCAATAAGGTTAAGGTTTAATTCACCTTCAAATACTTTGTAGTGTTTGGCTTGCATAGCCTTAAGCAACGTACTTGCAGTGAGGTTTTTAATTGCTGCCATTACAGGTCTCTCACTTCTTCTGCAGTAAGATAAGGAATGCCGTTAATTTTGATAAAATCAGTCGACGTCACCGGACCTTTGATCGTGGTGGTATCTTCTTCACCGCCTTCCGCTTTGATATTTAAGATCTCATCTAACTGCGGCAGTACACCAAAGGCTTCAATATTCTTAGTGCCGGCGGCAACTTCCGCTAAGAACGAAATATCAAAAGGTTCGATGCCTTTCCAGCTGCCCGCCGTTTTCGCTACATCCTGCAGAATAAGAAAGTTTTCATGGTCTAATTTAATCGTGACTTCGGCGTCAACCGGACCATCGATATAACCTTTGGTAATACCACGTACTTTTTTTGCTTTGCGGCCATCGGTGATTTTTACGCTGGCTTCGATGACATGCACCATTTTGTCACCAATGAAAATATCAAAGTCTTTACCGCCCAATGCTTTTACTGACATGTTTTGCTCCTTATTCGGCCTTATCTAGCATGATGCCGACAAGAATTTCACTCGGAGAGTCAATTGGCTGCACTTTGAGCAACACCCGTAATTGACGTTCGTTCATGAAGGTTAAACTGATTGAGTCATCTTTCGGCTCGCGTATTTCACCAGGGAATTTGTCTGCGCCTATGTTGATACTTTTCGCCATTGCGCGCAGTGGTTTGCCTAAAACACGTTTACCAAAGCTGATCCCCGTTGGTGAATTATTTAAACGGCGATTCTTAATTTGATAGATAGCAATAATACGAACCTGACGTGCGGCTTTATCGACGATACGACCGGCTTCAATTTGCTGATAGTCACCGCCTTCGGCATCAAGCATATTGACGTCACCAAAGTAGATACCATCAAAGTCAGGATAAAACTGTACACAACTAAAACGAACGGCATCGAGCGCTGCAGTCACGGCGTTGGTAATAGGCTGGCCATTGTTATCAATCGGTGTTGGTTGTAATGACATAGCGCCAGTTTGCACCCGCATTGGACTGTCGGCGATGGTCACACTGCGTTTACACAATCGACCTGTTACTGCGCCAAGTTCATCACCATAAAGCCCTGGCACAACTGCAACACGGTCGGCAACAACACCATCGGTTAACGGCGTTAATGCGCTAAGATGTTCAGACCACGTTTGCCCAGATACGAGCCCTGGCGCTGCAACAAGAAAACGCACACGGCGAGCGTGCTTGGCAAGTATCTCTAATGCCTTATTCTGAAAGGCTTCAATCTGTGATTTACCTGTGATGGCCGTTGTTATCACGATAATTTCGGGACTGATGTTTTGGTCCATGGCGTTATCGATTAAGCCAAACACATCATCGCCCGAGTTAATCGGAATTGCCCAACCAGAGACGAGGTCATCCCCATTACGCACCCATGCTTGCAGTTGTGTTTTCAGTGCTGAATCGTCTGCAGAAATAAGTTCATCAAATTCCGATTGCGCGTTTACCGCGACAATGCTGCCAATGTTGAGTGTGCCAACACCGATGAACAACACGGCGCGTTCAACTTCTTTTGTTGCACCGCTACCCGTATTTAACGAGGTAACGGAAACCTTGCCTTGTGCCATATATTTACCCTTTTAGCGGAGGCGAAATGCCTCGTCCAACATGTAGTTTTTTAATTGTGTTTGTTCAGTTTCGTTCTGGCCTAAGAACGAACGCGCGGGTGTTTTTATTTCCCAACTTGATTTAGGGGCGTTTTCACGCATAAGGCGCAATATAAGGCCTGCCCGTCCCATCGTTAAATTTTCTTGCATCCATTTCAACGTTGGTGTCTTCCAGCCTTTACCGCGCTTTTGCCTAATTTTATAGCCTTCTTTACGCAGTGCTTTGGCCTGTTTACGCGTTGAAGGATCGCTATAATCAAGCGTTCCTCTCTGCTGCTGTAGCTCCGTTGCGGTTTTGGCTTTTACCGTTACGTCGATACCTTCTTGATGCACTCTGGCTATTTTCCCAGCATGCGGATCACCAAAGGTGACCGTCGCATTATTCGCTGTGGTGTGAACCTGTAAGCCTTTACCGAGTTTCTTTAGCATGCGAGTCTTTTTACCGTTTGCGCGGCCTTGCCAATAGGTACCGGATAAATTTTGCTGCCCTTTTAATCGGGCCTTGGTATCTCGCCTCACTTGTCGACCAGCACCACGTAAAATACGGCGGCGCTTATTGGCATCAAGCGTTAACAAATCTAATTGCTTTAACGCATTATCAGTGGGGATACCAAGATTAAGCATGCTCTACCCCGTTACAAACTCAGCATCTAATTCAAATGCAGCTGCAATCCAAAGACTCTGTTCACCAAAATCAAAACGTTTGGTTTCGCCTTGAAACTCCAATTCAAACGGCCCGTTCATGTCTTCAACAAGCATCACATCTTCTGCGAACCGCTCGATTGTTAATTCGATGTCAGCGCTGTTGTCATCATTAATATCCAGGCTAAATTCCACATCTTGGCTGTCGTCTTTTTCTGCATTTGTCATTAACCAAAAACTCACATAAGTTGCGATCAATTCAACAGGGGCGTTGCATGGATTAATGCTGATCACACCACTGTAATAAAAACGTGCGGCGAGCAACCCTGTTCCGTTTATTCGTTTACTGGCGTATTCAATACGTCCACCTTCAATCCAGCTATCAAACTCACCAGCCCTGGCTAAATGTCGTCCCTTGTAGGTGGCCGATACCAGGTACTGCACTAAACGTTGTAATTTGCTTTGGCTCATATCAATTCAACACCTGAATTTGTTGCCTTCATCATTTGACGTAAGGCAGTGTCACTTTCTGCTAACCAGTATTCTTGATTGTCACTGGCCATCACTTGCTGCGCGGCCCGTTGGTCACGGTGCGTTTCACCTAGCCGACTGATTAACAACTTAGCCTTAGCACGGCAATACACGGCGCGTTGGTACATAAGGGTTAATGCATTTACGCCATTAATTTCCTCAAGGCTCACCTCTTGTAATTGTTCGACCTGTTGCCAATGACGTAAGCGGTATTTTGCTAATGCCTGGTTAACATCGAGTATGGCGAGTACTAATGTTCGTTTAACCTGCTCGCTGTTGTTGGCGTATTCCGTTGCAATCGCGTAATCAGTGATAAATTCAGCAGTGCCCAGTTCAGGATAAAAGCCGTTGTTTGCGACGTTCTCATTGCTTACTTGTGCCAGTGGCATACCCGCTAAATTCATCTTTTACTCACTTCTAATAGGTCGGCTCTAGCCACTGCGATAAGGAGCCCATTTCACTACTGCGAATAAGTCCAACGCAGCCGAGCCGGTGGCGCGAGAGTTGTTATAATTCTTTTTACAACTGATGCTATTAACTAAAGGTCGTTATCTTTACCAATGGTCTTGGCTATTTCTCTGACCATTTTTTTAACGCCCGCTTTGTCGTTTAACGCGGTTGCTTTCACTCCGTAGGTATACGCATTGCCCAGGTTAAATACGCTGTGCTCTAACTTGGCAGTCATGGCGTATAGCTTGCCGCCAATCAATTCAGTTAACCGCCATTGGTGCGTATCGAGCAAATGGATAAACTGAGTAAATAGCTGAATAACGTGGCTACGCTCCACGGCATCACGCCCTTGGCTTAGGTGCTTAGCACCTTCATCATAAAGCTGGTCAATTAAAAAGGTCGGCCAATCTTGGGTACTAAAGCGCCCTGGTAAACGTTGGTTTTGCGTCACTAACAAAGGCAAGAATTCAAAGGCTGTTTTCCAGTGCCCAAGGTCAACAAGCCAAATCACCACCCAAGCCAGCACCATGTTTTGATGGTTGGTGCCTTGCGCTTGATAGCGGCGTAAATAATCCAGGTATTGATGGTTCTCAATGGCCTTGGCTTTGTATTCAAGTTTGTCTTCGATGTGTGGAAACTTTTTAAGTTGAGCAAGGTCTGAATCCATTGCCGCTTTGAAGAAATCAAACTCGTCCATGATGCCTTCGGCGCGGCTTGATTCGGTTTCGACAACCTTGCCCTGCTTGACTGTCACTGAGGCAGACAGATCTGGACCACTTGCCCAGTCCACACCGATAATAGAGGCATGGGTTTTACGCTGATTTCGTTTGACTATGCTCATTTCAAAAAACTCTCTGTTTGGTAAATAACTGGCTTACCGTGATAAGCCAGTGCTTCATTCAATTCTGCTTATTCAAATTACTGATTTAAAACCGACTAAGACCAAACCCAATGCGCAGGGTTATCCGCATCAAAGTCACCGGCATCAACGGCTGGGTCTTTGACCTTATCTAGCTTTATGCTGCTAGCTTCAAAGAAGGCGATCTTTTCCAAGTCATTAATGTAGTAACAATCGTTACGTGATTGGTAATCTTCGACACGTTTCTTCTTGGCATTATTTTCAATCGAGGTGCGCGTTGAACCTGATTGCACGTAATGACAAAGGTTATCGAACGAGGTTATTAAGATGCCTCGGTCAGCAAAGAACGGGACCTTATACGCCTTCAAACCACCGAATGTTTCAATGATCTGCTCTAGCTCGATCTTGTCTTTTTCACTGGGGGTATGCGCTTGTTTGGCATAAAGCTTGTTCTTTTCTTTGGCTAACAGCTCATCACCAATAATGGTAACTAAACCAATACGCTTATGGGCTGGGATAGCCTGCAGTAAATCATGCACGGCTTGATCAAGGTTTTCATAATCACCGCCTGCGCCAATACGAATTTCACCGTTTTTTTGTTCACCATCGGCAAACACATTGGCAGGATTGTCACGGCGCACCAGCTGGAACCAACCAATGTTCACATCTTCCATCATTGGGTACGTGGCGATATCCGTTACTTTGGCGGCACTGGTACCGTTCCAGCCAATCTTGATGATATCCAGTGCAATGGCTTGACGAACATGGGCGCGAAAACGGCTGTGGAAGTCTGGGAACTTGGCCCACATATCCATGCGTTGCCACGTAATGTGGGTATCGCATTCAACCGCATAACAACGATATTCACGATCAGTTAAACCCAGTGGGTCTTTGGTGCTACGACTTTTAGTTTCATCCGTTTCAACGCCAGCACGACCAGTGACACCGCCACTAATACCCGCCGTAATTGAACTGCCGACTAAATCATCGACCATTTGCGTATCAATGCGCTGTAAGAACTCTGCACTTTGATATACCTGGTCATACAGCGTTTGCTCAATCGACGGCTCGACACTGAACTGTTCTGATACGGAGGCAACCCCGTAATTGACAGCCAATGCAGACACAACCGCGGCAAAAACTTGTGTTGTTTTAAGCTTCATTAATTTGGTTCCTATTGCTAAAAAAGGTTGTGGTATTTGGCATTTTCACCAAGGTGTTCTTCTTCACCACCAGTGGTTGTTGATGCAGGGTCTTTGATTGCATCGTTTACGGTTTTAGTCAGCGCGGCAATTTGCTCAGCCAAGCCATTAACTTTGCCATCAATCGCAGAAAAATCAGCCGTCGGTTTATCACTACTGGCATCTTCCTGAGTATCGGTATTCACATCATCTGTCGGTGCTGTGGTCGTATTTTGCTTAGCCAGTAAGTCTTGCGTTGCTTGGGTATTGGCTTCGAGCGCTTGGCTAAATTTAAGCAATGGTTCACCGAGCGCGTCGGTCATTGCGGCTGCAAGTTCTTCGCGGGTCATGTCGTCATCATCCTTATTAAAATTAAAGAGTTTTTTAAACAGGCTCTTGGTGGGTTTGGCCGTTTCTTCTAACCCTAATGACACCTTTAATAGGTCAGTATCTGGAGGTGTATGATTAGTGTTGTCTTTGTCTTGCTGACTAAAGTGAATACGGTCGGTGTAGGTACTGGCGGGATAATCCGTCACGGCAAGCCCCGTTAAATAGGTTTTCCCTGACTTCATAAAATCACGGTCTATTTCGATACTGAAATAGACGGCTTGGTCAGCTTGGTTCAACTGCACAAATGATGCGTTCGGCGATAGCACGGCGTATAACACTTTAATACCGTCTTCATTTTTAGCCGTGCTCAGTTCAATCACATCACCTAACATTCCACCTTTAATATCGATGTTGCAAAGGTTCTTCGCTGCCCAACCTGACCAATTACATTCATGGTCTAAATTGATACGAGCGCCGTACTTTTTATACTTGTAAGTAGCAACAATATCGTCGATGTCTTTTTCTGATATTTCGCGACCATCTACCGTTAACCCCATGGCGGCAATGGCAAGTGGAATAGTGCGTAATTGAGCCATGTAGTTTCCTGTTTAATGTCAAAGTGAATCTAAGTGAGACCAATTTTGCCCGCAGAATAGGCCTTAATCCATCACATTAAATCCGCTAAATTCCGATCTTGGCGAAAGCGGAATAACACGGAAATCTTGTTAAAGAATTACCTGTTTTAGGGTTATAAACTTGGCGCTTGTTCTTACCAACAGGCCAGCTATGAAACCGAGGACTCCCCGATATACACCCGAAATGATTAAAACGGCGCGCGACCATTATGTTTTTGGTGGACTGACGTTTGATGAAATTTCAGAAGTTGACGGTATGCCAAGTGCAAGGTCATTACGACGTTGGGCGGATGATGGCAGCTGGAATGAACTGTGCCCGTCGCTTAATGCCGAGACAGCGATTGCACGGCGTATTGTGTTATTGGCTGATCGCGATAATAAAAGTGACGCGGATTATAAAGAACTCGATTTTCTGACCAAACAACAATGCGCGTTAAATCAGTCACGCTTGCCCAGTGCCGGTATAACGAAGAAATACGGAAATGCGCCAGCAGCTGCTACACCCCAAAGTGAACAGACAGGCGAGCGAAGCAGTAAAAGTAAGAAACGTCAGAAGAAGATCAAGAATGATGTGTCGAGTATCACTAAGGAAATGCTCGATACACTCAAAGACAACCTGCTCTACCCGCACCAATTACACTGGTTTGAACATCAGGATCACCGTAGCCGATTCATATTAAAGCCGCGTCAGATTGGCGCGACTTTCTATTTTTCTTTTGAAGCATTTTATGATGCGATTGTTAATGGCCGTAATAAGATCTTCATTTCTGCATCGCGGGACCAGGCTGAGATATTCAAAGCCAATATTATTGCCTTATGTCGTGAACAGTTTGGTATTGAGCTAAGCGGCTCACCACTGACCATGCGTAACAAAGGTAAAACAACAACACTGTATTTCAAATCAACCAATGCCCGTACTGCACAATCGGCATCTGGTGATTTGTATATTGATGAAGTGTTTTGGATCCCGAAGTTTAAAGAGTTACGCAGTCTTGCCCAGGCAATGGCGACCCATAAAGATTTACGGATCACCTATTTTAGTACGCCATCGGTGACGAGCCATGAAGCCTATGATTTGTGGAATGGTCGCTGGTACCGAAAAACTAAGGCCTGTAATGATCCCGAGTTTGCCATCGATGTTAGCCATAAGACGTTAAAGGATGGCTTGCTTTGTGATGATGGTATTTGGCGTCAAAAACTCAATGTTTACGATGTAGTGAAGCAAGGCTTTGACCGCATTGATATTAGTATTTTGGAAAATGAATATTCCACTGAAGAGTTTAACAACCTCTTTATGTGTAAGTTTATTGATGATGCCCACAGTGCGTTTAGCCTTAAACAACTGATGGCCTGTGTTGGTAACAGCAAAAAATGGACTGACTTTGACCCAAGTTGGCCACGTCCTTATGCCATGAAGCCGGTTGTTATTGGTTTTGACCCTGCCCGAACGCGAGACATTGCATCGGTCGTGGTCTTGAGTTTACCGCTTGGGCCTGATGATAAGTTCCGTTTGTTGGAATCACTGAATCTCAGTGGTAACGATTTTGAAACCATGGCTAATGAAATTAAAGAGCTCACGCTTAAATACCATGTTGTGCATATCGGTGTTGATACAACCGGCATGGGCTTGGGTGTGTTTGAGTTAATACAAAAATTCTTCCCGCTGGCGATGCCAATTCATTACAACCCGCACAACAAAAACAAGATGGTGATTAAAGCGCTTAATGTCATTGGCAAAAAGCGGTTTGAGTTCGATGAGAATTCGGTGATGGTTGCCAGCAGCTTTATTAATATTCGCAAAAAGGTAGTTGGTGACCAGATTAGTTATGCAACCAACCGAACTGCAGCAACAGGCCATGCAGATATTGCCTGGGCAATCATGCACGCCATGATTTACGAACCATTATCTGGTGACAGCTCGAGCACCAGAACGTCAATAGGATTAGATGCCGCATAATGAATTCAATTAAGAGTACGACAACAGAACCGGTGAAAGATAAATCTATCGACACCTTTAGCTTTGGCGACCCTGAGCCGTGTTTAGACAATCACATGACCGAATATATCGGGCTTTATGCTGATATGGACGGGTTATATTCACCGCCTGTGAGTTTATCTGGGCTGGTTAAGTTGCTGCGCGTTAATGCTCAGCATGGGCCTATTTTATATTTTAAACGCAATATGATCTTGAAATGGTTTAAGCCTAATACGGTGTTGAGCCAGCGAACGTTTAAGAAGTTTGCTTTTGATTATTGTTGGGCGGCGAATGCGTATTTTCAGGTTATTAAAAATGCTTTTGGTCATGTGATTAAGCTAAGGCATTTACCTGCGTTATCGATGCGCTATACCTCCACGCCAGGTGTTTATGCCCAGCGCTTAAGTAATGGCAAGGTGCTTCGGTTTAAAAAAGGCGAAGTTATTCACCTAAAAGAATACGACCCTAACCAGGGTATCTATGGTATTCCCCAATATTATGGCGGTATTCAGTCTGCGCTTTTAAACGAAGATGCCACCCTGTTCCGCCGTAAGTATTACAAGAACGGCGCACACATGGGGTTTATCTTCTCGATGGCAGACCCGAACTTGTCTACCGATGATGAGAATGATTTGAAGGCTGCAATCAGAGATTCTCGCGGTGTGGGTAACTTTCGCAGTTTGTTTATTAATAACCGCAGTGGTAAGGCTGATGCCGAGAAAGCAATCAAGATTATTCCGGTGGGTGATATTTCTACCAAGGATGAATTTGAGCGTATTAAGAAGATGACGTTAAACGATATGTTGAGTATGCACCGTGCCCAGGAAGCGTTAAGCGGACAAACGTCGGGGGAAAGTCCGGGCTTTGGTGACCTGGATAAAATCACCCGCGCTTATTACAACAATGAAGTAGTTCCGATGCAGCAGGACATGCTGGAAATTAACGAGTATTTACCTGCCCCGCTGCATATCAAGTTTGCAGAGCCAGCGTATTCCGACTTAAACCCGAGGAGTGAGGATTGATGGAAGAACTGATTGTTTTTATAAGGCAATGGGGGCAACTGTGTTTGTTGTCGTTATTGGCCGCCGCAACACAAATGTATATGTCTGGTACACGAATTACTTTTTTTCATTATTTTATGTCGGTGTTGATGGCGATTTTGTCGGCGTATATTGCAGACAGTTTTTGTCGTTGGCTTGGATTAGATGAAGGGTTGAAAACTGGCATTATTGGTATTGCCGCGTATGTAGCGCCGCATCTTTTAACGGGGGTTAATGCCCTGGCAAAAGCGGTATCAAAAGACCCTAAGCATTTTTTGGATATTATTATGAGGAATAAATCATGAGTTGGATCACTTCGTTGTTTAGTTTTATTTCAAAACCGATTGCAGATTTGTCTGGTAGCTATCGCGAGCGTAAACGGATTGCGGCAGAAATGGCGGCATCGATTGCGACTGCAGAAGGTAACCTTAAGTTGGCTAAGTTGGATGCGGAAGCTAAACGGTTAGCTAACCAGGAAGGTAACGATGCTGATTATGATCTGCAGGTGTTGAAGAACCGGCGCGAATCGATAATGGATGAAATCATTATTACGGTGTTTTTGGGATTGTTCATTGCCCACTTTATACCACAGCTGCAGTCGTATATGGCGAATGGTTGGCAAGCCATGGGCTATAAAGGTGCGCCTTGGTACTTTGAATTTGTGATTGTGGGTATTGCGGTTTCGACACTTGGGTTGATGCGACTGTTTCGGGCGTTCTGGGGAAGTAAAAATACTAAAGGGGCTGGTTAGCCCCCTTAATTAATATAAAAGCAATTAGATTAACCTGTCGTACCAAATATCAACAGAACCCGCTTGCTTTAGCGCTTCAATGAAGTCTGTATGGATAACTATTTCCTTATTATCCCAAGCAAGTGGTGTGACTTTTATTTCGTCTTCTGTCAGTGATGTCACATCAGGTATTATCGCAAAATCAACATAGTTGTATTCCTCGCATACACGGTCATGGTAACACTCGTCATCATAATCTAAATCAGGCGTATTAAAGTCTATTTTCCCCCACCACAATGTCAGTTTTTCTTTCCATTTTTCATCTAATGTCTCGATTACATCATCGTAAATGTAAAAAATGGTGATTTCTGAAAATCTCATGAATAAATCAGGTTGAGTAAAGACGAACTCAGCTCTTTTTTCTGGTAGTAACACCGAAAGGCTGGCTTTATTAAAAGGAATGAACATCATAAAATCTCCTGTTTACCCAAAATGTTCACATGGAATGAAAGTCGTATTAATCGGATTTGTCGCCATAATACGCTCGACCACTGACTTATGGAACAATACACCTGTCGACTCTTCCATCATAAATATAAGCCGCTGGTTTAACGGTATTACAGATAAAAGTGAATCATCTAAAACTAATTTTTGTAATCCAAAAATACCAGCACTATCAACACCACTGTACTCGGAATTAACCAAGTCGACACACTTTATTTCTGGCATGCAGTTTATGTAAAGGTAATCTCGGTTCACCTTACTATTAGTTAAATTTGCAGGCACCCAATTTACACCGTAGGTATATTGCAATCCAGCCTCTAAAACGACGCGCTTAGCGAGTCCTTCTCGTGGGAACTCCACACACTCAGAAGCATCATAATCACCTTCAGGCTTAAATGTTTCATACATCCGTATAGGCTGCGTAGGAACACAGGCCCAATCCGAAGAAGGGAGGTAACTGTCATCTTTTTCACTTACCTCTATAATTGCACCTGATGACCTCATTAAAAAATATTCACTCACTTACCAACCTCCAATTTATTTCCAACTAACTGCTTAGTCATGATAACCCCTTTAGCATTAACCAAATCATGCTGACCTAGCTGATTGTCACTTCTCATTTTACAGGGAGCACGTTTCTTATCGACCCCTTCGGTAGTGTCGTTAGCACAACCAATACTCACACCTTCTCGATAATCCTGACCAAATCCTGAAATTGTCCAAGTAAAGTTATCTATATGCTCAACGCCTCGATGACTTAATTCTCTCATTCGAGTGAAAAAAAGCTTGTTATCCGGTTTACTTCCACAAAAGCCCCCTTTCTTGAAAAGGTCTGTAATCTTTCTTAACTCACGTTTTACCGCTGCAATATAAGTGAGTTTCGACGACTTCAATCCCTTGCTAATCTCATCAGGGATCTCTTTTCCACTTTGTATCAAGAATAAAACTGTGCTGTAATCTAATCCGCTTGCATGAGGGCCTTTATGTACAGCAACCCCAAGTTGACAGGCTACATCCGTTTGGGATGGTAGAAATACACCATTTTTCGATTCATCGATGTCATACTCAAAATGACTTCGATAGTTCTTCCACTTAGTATCATTTACTGTTTCGGAGGTAATAACGTGATGGGCCTGCAAGTTACCAGATGTTTGATTTCGCGCATCACACCAATGATGGTCTTTATAGTGCTTGGCAGACGGTGCTTTAGCAGTAATTCCCGCCCTCCAGCCATCATTTAGAATATGTTTGGCTAATGTCTTACTATTCCCTGACTTAGCGTAATCACCTAAACGTGGTTTGTCGGTACCTTTACAGAATTTCTTGTCGTTTTTCTTGGCACTTTTTTTTATTGTGCGATTGCATAACCAACACTTACCTTTAGACTTATTACTTTTCTCATTTGTAGTGTCGTTTTTACTGCTATGCTGAGACATTGATTTAGTATCATGTGTTTTTTTGGCTGGATACACTTTTTGAGATTTAGCTAGAATACGCGCCAAATTATCATCCATCTCACCCATTGCTTTATTAAACATTTCAGGAGCCATAGAGTTAATCGCTTTAAACTCTAACCCAACTGATTTTAAAGTATTCTCTAAAACTGTAGCACTCATTCTATTTGCATACGATGCTAATTCGTCGAAAGCATTAATACAAGGAATGAGTACATCAGAAAGCAATTCTGCGCATTGCTTCGCATACTGGGCCCACTTTAATTCTCGCAAGAACTTTTCAGGATTACCTTTACCAAGCTTACGCATTATTGCAAATAGCTCATCAGGGCCAATTTCTTTACCCTTTTGGATAATTATTTTGCCAACACCTTTCAGGATGCTGCCCAAACTTGGAATAAACCCAAGTATCGTTAAAGCTAAATTAGTCCAGTTTTCTGTTTTCTTTCTTTCCTCTTCATCCATTAACTTCCTTAGATTAGCTACAACGTCACGAACATCAGCTGCTTGGTCTATACCTGGAAAACATGTTATTACTGCGTTAGTAATAATTTGAGCCACGCTTGGGTCATCATTAAAATCACCTAATATCACCCCCCAAGACCAAGAGGCTGCGCTAGATATCCGAGATAAACCGAATTCCCAAAAACCAATTTTACCTCGTTTAGTATCTGCAATGAGTTCTGTGGGGGTTACGTCGGGATTAAAATATGGATTTTCTGGTACTATTTTATTTGGCGTAAAAGGGCGAGAATCTTCTCCATATTCAATCGAATATTGGCCTCCGGCTAGACCACTCACACTCGCTTGGCCGTTCTTACCCAAATTACCTTTAAACTCTGCGCCAGTACTATCAACTATGGTATAAGTAGCATTTTGAACGGGATCTCCATCAGTGTATGTCAGGGTAATATCAATAGTATAGGTTCCTTCCTCTTCACTACTGACAGACACTGAGTCTTGCATTATACCACCCATACACATTGTATTGGCTTTATTCATTGTTAGCTGGTCAGAAAGACGGCATACACCTTTGCCTTCAATTTTAACCGTAGGAGAGAACATAATAAATTTGGCTTCCCCTTCGATTGTACCTGAAGCGACGCCTTTTTTGTCGCCACCAGAGTCACCCGTACTTTTTGTAAATGTGCAGCCCTTAATCGCAATACTGTTACCACCATCTGCGGTGACCGTTTCACTTCCATCAGCTAAATCAGCTGATTTGGCGGCATTACCATATGGGAGCGGAACAACTGCATTCCCAACCGTTGTTAAGCAAACATCTGGTAGCGTTGCATTCGCTTCACCACCCGAGCCTTTATGAACGATACTGAGTCCATCCGCACTTATTGTTACAGCCATAAAAACCCTTTAAGCTTATGATTAACGTGTAATTATATATTTATTTAAATTTTCATACTGACTGAATTAATAGGCATTTCAACTAAATCTCAGTTTAATCTGACTTTTTAGTTAAATTCATGAGGGTTTACACAGAATCAAAAGACGGAGAAAACGATCTCGATGAGTCTAGATAGACTGTCACTTTCTGTCAAAAGGTGTCACAACTTTGACATTAGCGATCTTTAAATGATCGTAGAGATCCTTTATAGATAAGGCTTGGGCAATATCAGCATGTCCAACGTTGTGTCAAAAACGTGAAAAAATTGCGAAAACGCGGTAGGCGAAGAGGAGTGAATTTACCGGGGCTTCGCCCGCATGATTAAATGTTTTCCTCAGCCATCAACGATGTCTATGTATTATGACGAACATGTCATACAACTGTATAAAATAACAGCTTAATATCGTATAATTTACAGGTCAGTATGTGAAATAAGTGGATGTTTTATGAGAGTACTTTGCCCAGATTGCGGCGATAAAAGCCGCATCCAGAAAACGAATAGAATTTCGAATAGCTACACAGATTTATATTGCAGTTGTAATAGCGCTGAGTGTGGTCATTCGTTTGTAATGAATCTAAGCTTTAGCCATACGCTAAGCCCATCAGCAAAAAGTTCAAGTCAGTTAGCCTTTGAGTTGTTAAGAGCTCTAGCTCCTACCCAACAACAAGAACTTAAACAGCAACTTTCAATGTTGTGATACAAAAACCCTCATCGTTGAGGGTTTTGTTAATTACCAATTTATAGAAATAATTAAATTTCTTCATAAGTAATAGGTGTTCCAATATAGGTTAAGTGTAAAAATGTGCCGTTAGGAAATTTTTGTATACTTGAAGCCACCTTAATTCCAATAATAGCATTCGCACCTGATGGCGCGCTTTGAGCAAGTAAATCCATAGCTTCTTGATATTCACCTTTATTTGTTGCAAACACACCTTTCCTAAAACTCTCGTTGGACACCTCAACATCTTTGGTGATCTGAACCATACTGTGCATTTCTACAATGCCATAATACGGAGGTAAAATTTCAGTAGTTAGTAGTAACATTTAAATCCCTTATTGTTTGTTACTTAATGATAAATAAAACTTATCTTCAAATAATAAACATAGCAATTGCCTAACAATAAAAGCACGATTGACTGATTTCCCGTTTAAAACGCCGAACAAGATCCCAAAATTTATTACGTAAAAGCACTAAAGTCACAAATAAGTTAGAATCAACAATAGCTTGTACTACAGGTGGGTATACCGCATTAGCACATCTTGCAACCTCTTTTTCTTTCGATAACTTCTTACCTGTGCTGTCATAACTAAAAAGGTAACTATCCGGTAACCATTGCTCTTAATGGTTCATCTGCAGACATATTTCGTTGACCAGATGCATTCGGTAATAAATGGCATTGAACATTCGTCCGGATACATTCAGCTGATTAACCCCAATCCCAACTTTCCCAGTCTTCCCAACCAGGTATGTAATGAGATGTATCTTTAATTTCAGTTTCAGGACTATTCCAGCCATCCCAAATATTGGTTTTTTCAGGCTTAACATCGACCAGTTCGGGCGGGTGATATTGATTCTCGACGTAATAGCCCTGCCTTAATTTCACGATGTGGTCTTTATCAACTCTGATTTGGGCACCTTGTCCCATAACATTGACCAGGTGATCATCTAAATGAATACCGCGTCTTTTCAAAAGTGCTTTAATTCCAGTATTTAATCTGTCGCGTCTGGAGGGCGTACAGTTAGTGACAGAACTCCGAGAAGACCCTTCGGGCCAGTTCAAAACCTCAGCACCTTCGGTGCTACTGGTGCTTGCTTCACTATCGAGCAATGCCTGTGACTTGGGTTGTATCGTCCACTTGCGTATGCGCGTTTTAACGGCTTCATCACCGACAACGTGAAAGCCTTGGATCTTAGAAACGAACTCACCATATTCGTTGCCCATTTCATTCGTGTCATAATCATTACGAATGAGTAAGTCCTTACGTGATACAAACGGCCCGCCCTGCGCCATTACATATGCAGCGAAGTCGCCTTTATCTGCTGCTTTCATTGCATCGGATGCGGCAGCTGCATTGGTTTTTAATTCAGGCTTGTACTTGTCGGTGATCACTTCCCATCGTTGTAATGAATTCATTGCTTCATAATTTAAACGTGGGCCGTGAAAATTTAACTGCGGACCCATGAATATTGGATTTTGGTCAGGGAATAGTTCATTGAATAAGTTGTTTTGTTGTTTACTACTTAACGTAGTAACAAAGCTTTTGAATGCGTTTTTATCATTGTTAGCATAACGGCGTAATTCACGATAAGTGGTCACTGGTGCGCCGCCAATAGGCTGAAACTGACGGATACGCCAACGACTTGCCCAGGCAGTAACATGCGCGGCCATTTCTCGTTGGTCACGGCCTGTTTCATCATCAAGTTCGCCCTTCATGCCATAGCCATCAATATTCTTACTGATGTATTTAGCGATGTAACCCGTTGCTGTACCTTTGCTTGGGTCCATCATTTTCACATCACAACGAGGGCGATAATCTAACGGGCCAACAATTGGTTTTCTGTAAACCTTTGGGCACAGCTCTGTTATTTCTTCATCAATAGCATAACCAATGAAAATTTCGCGGATACGATCAACATGCTCAGGTTGCATGAACATGAGTAAATGCCAATGTGGTGTGCCGTCATGATGCGGTTCAGCAACACGCATACCGAAAACAGGTAACTCTTCACGTTTTAGTTGCGCACGTATTCTTGCCCATACTTTACATAAATAACGTTGGGCGTCTTTCGGGCTGTTCCCCAGCCATTGATCAACAAAACCGCCTTTCTTGCGGGTGTTATGATATTTAGATGGTGCGGTCAGCGTTAGAAATAACCCATCACAACCCATTGCGGTTGCAATACTTTGATACCCAGCCATACGTACCATTAATTCACAACGTCTGATCGCAGGATTCGCGGTCGACTTGTAGAACATGTCATATAGGGCAATTTCTTCTCCAGAATCTTCATCAAAGATAGACATACCTTTGATGAAATCTCTGTTACGTTGCTTTTGGTTTTTCCACTCATGCATGCAGTCGCGTGAACAATACGGACTTGCCGCTTTCTGCACTTGGCCAACGGCAATCGCAAGGTGTTCTCGCATAGTCATGCGCTTTGTATTTAACTTGTTTTCCCAGGCACGTTGGCAAACTAAACGTAAAATTCCACATTCCGCTTCTGATTGATGTAAGCCATCATTTCTGTTGTACGGCGGTGTATAACCAAATGATCTGCATTCGTCTTGCAGACTCTCAAATACAGCAACAATCACGTTGGCGTAATCTTTATGGTTGGCTTTTTCGCTTTCAATTAGGGGTTCTAATTTGCCAGCAAAAAAATCAGCAAATTGCTGGCTTAGTTTCTTTATTTCACTTTTGTCCATTTCAGCTAATAGCTTTTCGCGTGACAAGTCATTGCTGCGAACATAGGCATTTCTAAATTTGAATTGTCGTCTGTATTGATCGAGTACTTTTTGTAGACGAGGATTTATATCTTTTCCGACTGTTTTTAGCAGGTATAAGTTGGCAGCAGAACGGCCTTTTTGCTTAAAGATTTTATTATATCGTTCGGCAAAGTAGCGGCTAAGGTAATGCGGCATATCACCAAAGAACTGCTTACGCCATTCATGATCATCAAGATCGGGGTTAGACTGAAACATTGCATTTTCAATAAGCGACATTTCAGGTTGTTGGAATTCTTTGCTTGCAGCAGGAGTAACTTGAACATAGTTTGGTAGCTGAGGATAAACATGGCGTTTACCCCAGTTCTTTACTTGAAAAGACCATTGACGGCGGACAGCATCGGAAAGGCCTTCTGCATAATCTCTTGCATTCATACTTCAGCATAATCCTGCGCATTTAATACAACATAACCACCCTTGCCTTTTGGTCGACCGATTACGCCACGAAACAACTGACGGCAATCTAGCTGTTGGCATGCGTTATCGATGGCATCTTGTTTGGTTTCACATTCACCTATTTCAACGGTGCGTGGTTCATGAGTTTGGCCATCTCGAATGGTGCCACCATCGGGACATACTTCTATTGCAAAATACATCATGCGACCATCCAGATAGTTGTATTGTGAATATCGAGTGTTTTCTCCCACCACAATTCTATGCAGGCTACTAACTTGGTTAAGCCGAAGCCTTGCGCCATAAAGTACACAGAACGAATAGCGCCTAGGGCTAGTTGCTCTTCCTTTGAATTAGTATCAGAACAAGTCACAACGCTTTGCCAAAAGGCAAATACAGTAATCAATACCTCTTCTTGTTTTAGCGTTGCGTAAAGGTTGAAATGAAAACAAGGCATTGCAAGTGCGTCGCTACGGCCAGCATCAACGCATTCAAACAAATCGATAATCCAATCGGCTTTGTCTGCATCGATACCAAGTGAGTGCAGCGCCGATCGCACATCTTCAACAGGGGCTAAAATACGTTTCATGCTGCTACCTCGCCTTTAATTAAATTGCTTAGTTCGTTATATACAGAGGTGACTTGCCTAAATGCAGTTAAGCCATCGAGGTAAATGGTTTTATCCATTAGCTTGTGCGCAGACCAGGTATTTGGGTTTTGCGCACCGCTAAAGTAGGTTTTATCAATTGCGATAACTTCGAGAGCATCTGCATGGCCAATATAACGAACAGACACGCTCAATTTTTCAGGTTTGGCGAGGGCAATAAACATTAGCTCGTTGATCACATCGCTCATTGTTGGATTTGGTTTAATCATGATATTCCCTTACTTGTTGAATTCAGTTAATGAGTAACCAGCCATTTCCTTGATTGCCGGTGCTAGTCGCTTTATGACTTGATGGATCGAGGCTCTTTGAGTTTGATTAAACCTTTCAAACTTAAATTTCATGTCCCGCTCTTCCATTCCGGCTGCAAAACAGATAACGCGCTTTGTTTCATCACCTTGTTTGTTATAAATAACGGCGACACGATTACGGTTAAACATGGCGCGGACTTGAGCGATAGCTTCAACCGCAGATACTTTGTGTTGTGCTTGTTCCATACATAATCCTCCTGTTACATACCTGGTATTGGCATTCCATTCATTACTGCATCGGCACACATGGACACGAACGGCCCTGCACCACCGCAGCGGTTTTCAACGTCTGACATAAGAAAAACCAATTCGCGTACAGCGTCTTGTGCCTTTTTGATAATTGCGTCTTTCTTATGACGCGTTAATCGACGGTCTGATTCGGCTTCTAAGATGTGACGGTTTATTTCACCGGTATGACTGGTCACGCTCATGGCGCTAAGTGTGAGAGGTTTAGACTCACCTTGTTTTGGTAGGCGAACGGCGGTTAATCCAACTTCAAGTATCGCGCTGTTTATGATGTCGTGATTGTCGGTTGCTTTAGTTATCTTGATTAATTCGCTAACGGTAAGCTGATGTGGTTGATTAGGGTTTAGCTTGTTGCGAAGTATCTGACCACGCATACCACATTCGCTTGCAATTGATTCGACGTTTTCTATACCTGCAAAACGGATACAGGCCGCGTCAATTACGGTTTGTTTACTATTATTAATGTTATACATTGAACAAATCTCCCTATTTGCGATGATTAAACTATGCTGATGAAGCAGCAAAGGTGAATATGAGCACGACTAAGACAACTTCAAATACGATGAGTACTGGGCATATGAATTCGTGTTTGATTTCACACTGACTACAGCGTCTTGTGCATTTCCCTTTGCTGCTTAATTTGATTTTATTAAGCATGTTGAATACCTCTAAGCTAGCCATGGTTTATCGTTGTTTGATTCCAAACACTGAACGGTTAGTTTTGCTATATTTACAAAGCGAGTTGCACGAGGTTTATCTTGAGTAAATGGAAGCACGCCACGATCCATTTGTGCTCCAACAGCACATTCAGTCTGCCCACTTCTCTCTGCAAACAACGGGATACTCATAACAGGTATAGGCATTTGGATTACAATATTTGTCGACATGATTACTTCCTTATGGGATTATTTAGGGTTAACAATGGTTAATAATCTTTGTAGCAATGTAATGCTACGATAAACTTCCTCACAGGGAAGTTACGGCAATAATAATACCTTACAAGGAAGCTTGTCAACGTGGATTATGGCAAACAAATAAAAACATTAAGAAAAAGCCTAGGCTTAACTCAGCGTGACTTTTCAGAAAAGACATCTATATCATTGAGTACATTGATGAAAATAGAATCTGGACATGCTAATGCAGGACTTCCAACGATAGATAAAATAATTAACTCTCCGCAATTTAATATCTATACTTTATGGCTAATGAAGGGTGAAACAGCTCCAGAGGTTGGACAGGTACATCCTTCCAGTGAAGTTTTAAACATAGACAAGCATTCTAAAAACATAAGCCTTCCTTTCTTTGAAGTCTCCGCATCAGCTGGCTCAGGGTTATTGGCTGAAGTTGAAGAGCGTCCAAAAACAATCAGTTTTGAACCTAATTGGTTACGTAATGAAGTTGGCGTATGTCCGACTAATGTATTTTTGATGTTGGTAGACGGTGACAGCATGCAGCCGACATTAAAGAACGGCTCGATGATCATGGTTAATAAGGATGTTGATAACTTGTCTGACGGGATTTATGTCATGCGTTATGACAATAACTTGTTAGTGAAGCGACTACAGATGTTACCAGGCGGCATTATTCGCGTTAAGTCTGATAATTCTATGTATGACCCTTGGGAGATCACAAAGTCGCAATTGGATGGTGAAGAGCTGGCGCTTATTGGGCGTGTGGTTTGGACTGGGCAAAAGATGTGATTTGTGGGTTTGCGTTGAGACAAATTCAAATATTTAGACAAGAGTTCGCTATTAAAGACCGCGTACTCCCCTGGCACTTCAGAAAGGTACATAATGGACTGGTATAAGTTTTTTCAAATTGCAATTCCAAGTATATCAGCAGGTGGAACTGCAGTTCTTGGTTGTTACCTTTGTTATTTTAAAAAGAAGTTTGCAACCTATGGTGATATCGAAGGAAAGCTTGAAAAATTACCTAAGCTATCAGAGATAGAACACGCAATAGCAAGTGCTAAAAACAGTAGTGAATTTGAATATCACATACGAAAAGAGCAGTTAATTCACTTTGAAACGTTAATAAAAAAAATACTTTCAATGGATTATTTTTTATAAATTATTGTAAAAACACATGTAAAAACGCAAATCGTTTTGCTTTAAAGTGCAATAAAGACCCTAGCTATTTCACATTTGATAACTATGAAAAAGATACACATAAAAATGATGATTTTAGTGAAAGAATTGACGAAATTGAATTGAAATTCAAGATGCACATTGAAATATTAGATAACGAGGAGTTTAACCATTCATTTAACAACTGGCTAAAACAAACAGATGAATTACACAAAGAAGCAATTCATTTTCAAGGAATGATGCACGACATTATGTGCATCAATGATTATGGAAAAAATCCACCGCCAAGTAAAGACGCTATAGAAAAAGTAAATGAACTAGCTCATGTATTTAATAAGCGCTGCGAAAAATCAAAAGTGTTTTCTGAATTCAGAAAAACGTTATTCAAAGAGTGTGGCAACTTGAGTCGGACAATGGGAAAAAAAACTTCGCATAATGCGGATTATGTGTAGATACCACTGCGTGGCCTGTCTGCCTGTTTCAGTATTGCAGACAGGTAAGTTCAACATAATCAATTTATTATACAACGTAAGAAAACAGGTACATGTGTGTACCTGATTAGCCTTTCCGCTTATGCCTAAATTAGCTATCCCACCACAGAAATCAAACACTGACACTTGCTAATCTTTCCTCTATAACCTCTAAGATTGCGTATGACAGTCCCCAAAATGGCTCATAATCTTCATTTATTGTCCTAGAAAGAGGATATATCTGTTCTCCTTCCTCACCTGATATATGCAGAAATATAGGTTGAAATGAACCAACTTTCGACATTTCACGTTGAGCATTCATATAAGCATCACGGTCTTTTGAATAATTTTGCTTACGAAATTTTTCTTGTGCGTTATCTAATTCTTTTTTATGCTCAGGACCAATTACATTTGCAGGACAGCAAAGCGGCATTCGATGGGCTGCTGGATCTCTGAAATTTTTAATATCATTAAACCAAGTTTCAAACTTATACACTTCTGTGATGATTTCAGGATTATATTTATTGAGCCCTTTTCTGAATTTTTTTTTAAAAAGACTAATATCATGCTTTTTATTATTTTTTTCAGTTGCCCCACTGATCACATCAAATTCATATTGAATAACCCAGGCTAAGTTGTCAACCGCACCAAGAATGTTCAAGTAGAAAGAATTTAATAATATATTAATCCTTGTCGTTTCATATGGAGAGAATGGAACTGAACCAGCTTTCTCGATAACTTCTCTAAGTTGGTGTTCAGTTTCTAGTATCTGCAGGGCCCTAATATTAAAGCCAAACTTTAAATATTTTTTTGCTATTGGATTTTTAAGATGACGAACCAAAACTTGGAATTTATGAATGACATCGGTATCTTTAACCACATTCCCCTCCTGTAATTTAACATGCATGTAGTGAAATGATTATTTTATCCCACTGATTTATAGAGTTCATATGTATTCAACTTCATTATGATTTTCGTTAATGAAAGAGAGTACCCCCTCAATTTCTACGCTACGAATTAAGTTTTATTATGGCAATGGTGACGCTGATGAATGTTAAGATAACTGGTACTAAGAATTTCCAGTGGTCTTTGAAAAAGAAACTAAATCGATGTTTATACCTCAGAGCTTTACCATAACCAGACTCAGTGAAACAATAAATAAGTCCGTTGCCTGATTTATCTATAACATGGCCTCTGGCTTTAGCTTCATCAAACCAAGGACCTAAAACAGCAGTGCAAGCTTCATCTTTGGTAACTTTGAACTCTGGCAATCTCTCGCATATTGGGTTTGCGGCATTAATGCTAGAAAAGACATGTGTATTGAAATGACGTATTTCAGAACCGTACTCTTTTTGGTATTCACCAAGTAAAGCAAGCAGGAAATCTTTTTCTCTGTATTGAGATACGGTGTTTATCATTTTATTCACTAACCTCCTGGTAAATTGGTAAGATGTGAAGCTAAATCGCCCCAGGTTATTTTAAATTAAAGTAACTAATGCCCTTGGAATCTATCATCTAATTTTTCTATCACTTTCAAAATAATTGTTAGAAAATTTAACGCCAGTTCAAAACTGGCAAAATAGTACGAATTACGAAGCTATTTGAATGACAGGTTTGACAGTCCATTGCAGCTTGCTACGGTATGACATTACCTCTCATACAATTTGTTTTGTTGAATGCACCAAAAAAGATTCATACCAATCAGTTTTTACACCAACATAGATACCCGAAAAAATATAGGTATTTGAATTAAACTGATCTGCAGTTATATCTATAACTAATGAGTCATATTCCAACCATGCATGAGAACCAATTTCATTATCAACCCCTCCATCCTTACCGCTGATATAGGTTGGTTTTACTTCGAATCTTTTAATTAGCCACTTGCCGAGCATCTCTGAAGCGTCACCACAGCAGCCTATAGGAAACTTCCCTCGAGCGAGATTAGATCTCCATGAGAATGTTGAGGGTGGTGAATTAAGAATATAGTTTCTACATTCTTCAGCTATTTCGTATAGTTCTTCAGTACTTGGCATTATCTCTCCGAAGTCAACGGTTCCCGTTAGCAGCTTACTTTACTATTTACTATTTACTACTTACGTCTTTTAGAGTTTTTTGGTCACAGTAAAAGATTTATATAAATCAGTGTCTCCAAAATAGACCCCTGCGCTAAATGAGGCAAGGATAATAGTAATTACCATTATCCAATGCTTGATTTCAACGTGTTGAATTAACCAAGGAATAGTGAGTTTTTCAGGATACTTCAATTCATTACTTTGAAGTACAATGCTTTCCTCAGGAACAGGCAATTGTATTGCTTGATTCAATATACCTATAGCATCATTAATACTTGCATGAGCATCTTCTCGGTAATTCATTCTAAATGAAACGACAGCACTAGTAACAGCTTGTTTAAACTCTGATTGTATTTTTATATTAAAATTTAGTAGCGGAATAACGTTATCCGCCCATGATTCAAAATCAATCAGGTTTGGAAAAGGAGATGATATTGCTCTTTCTTTTCTCAGAGCTTTCAAAGCATCCACATTCTTCAATAAGTCCACCTATACATATAACATAAACTCCGATTTAATTATCACTAACAGTACCAAATTTATCTTTAATTACAAATAGATAATATAAAAATAATAAATCAATGTATTTCAATCAATTGTAAAGAATAGTTTGGCAGTATAAATCGTCACATTTAATGTATCTAGAGCGAATAGCACAAAGTATGAAAATTGATAAGACTCGATTGAAACTGTTTTATATGCGCTGGGCTTTTTCTACTTCGATGATCGTAGGAATATTTTATCTTGTAACGATGCCTATTCTGTTGAGAGAGGTTTATTTTGGGGTTTAGAACCCTACTTTCCTGTTTGAACTGACATGAAATAACGACTCGATGATCAAGATTAATCTTAAAGATGCTTTACATCCTTTAGAGCTATTATATGAGTTATCTCACACAACACGAACACCTACCTAGATTGCGGTAGTATACTATGTAAACTAATAATTATTCGATGATAAATTAATGCTGAGAATATTTATGAGTAACGTAACTTACGATAAAACCCCACATGAAGCAGCCCTTAATCGCTTTAATCAGCAAGCAAACACCGACAAGTGCTTAGAGCATCTTCTTGGGATTTGCACTGGCTTAACAGCAGACAGATACGTTTCTGATGATGAAATAGTATTCTTACACCACTGGCTTTGTGATAATCCAATAATTGAACATATTTGGCCAGCAAATCAACTTCTAGAACTAACAACCGACATTCTTAATGATCAGATTATTGATGAAGACGAGCGTACGAAAATAACGACTCTATTAAATCAGATTATCGGCTCACCAACTGACAATGGCGTTTCATCAGGAATGTCTACAGAATCCCCTATCGACTTTGACACTGATATAAAAATTCCAAACAACGTATTTGTTTTTACGGGTAAATTTTCTTTTGGATCTCGTAAAAAGTGTGAAGAAGCTACAGTTGAACGCGAAGGAAAAGTAGGTGGTAAGGATGTGACCTTTAAAACTAATTATCTAGTAATAGGTGGCACTGCAAATGACCAATGGAAATTCAGTAGTTTTGGTCGAAAAATTCAAAGAGCAATGGATGTCCGAGATGATGACCGTTCAAATTTGAAAATCATCTCTGAAGAGCAATGGTCTAACCATCTGTAAATAAAGTAATTAACCCAATTTGAGTAAAGACAAATAGCCAACAAGGATTAAGTAATGGAAGTGACTGCCGAAAAACTTCAAAAAGCACAAAAAATCTCGAAGACTAAACAAGAACTAGAAGAAGAATTAAGCGCATCAATAACAGGTTTAAAATCAATAAGACGCCGTGAAAATCTAATTGCTACATTTGTAGACGGTGCAGCTTGCGGCTGGAAGTTCTATGTACCGGAAGCCTTTAAAGAAGCACTTGATATTAAATTATCGACACTAGTTACTTTCATGCAACCTTATGAAGCATGGACTCAAGGCCATAATTACGCATTTCAAGAAGGTGATTCGATTTACAGTCATCCATATCAAGATTGGAAGGAGTTTCTTCAACAAGAAAACGCAATAGTTCTCGCTGTTAAGCATTGTACGCCAGCTGGATTTGAAGATGACATTAAACTTCAAGGTGTGTTCAGTGGCAATCGTTTTTCAAAGAAAATAACTAAATCAAAACGTGTTGAAGATTACAATGTTGAAATAGTAAAGAAAACATACGACCCAGGTACTTTAACGGTTGAAATATTTAAAGTTAAATCAGATAAAAGTGGTTTGGAAAATTTTGATAATTTAACAATCACTCAAGTCGATTTTGTCACCCTAATACAGCAAGGTTATTACTGGCAAAAACCTAAAAATAAAGATGATAAAACTAAAGTTAAAAAGATTGTTTTGATACCTTAATAAATAAACATCTTGTATCTAATATAAATAAACATTTGAAACTGTCTTATATACGCAGGGCTTTTACTACTTCGATGATAGTGGCATATTTTATCTTATTGCTATACCTATTCTGTTGAGAAAGTTTATTATGGGGTTTTATTATGTATGAGACAGACTAATTTGGTCGTTTAAGTTAGTCTGTTTTATCTTATTATTGGACATTGTTTATATTCAAAACTGTTTCCATCCCTTTTTGCATAGCGGGGGATTCCACATTTGTTCTTTCCGCTATATTGCAATATGAAATGTCATCTATTAATTCCTTTGGAAATTTCTTAACCGCTGTTAGGTCATCAAATACCCATTCAAAATAACGCATAACTAAATTATTTAATGTTCTGACACTAAAGTACCAAAATTTGTCGACTGTAACTGCAGGAATATCTTCATGAAAGAAATATTCGTAAAAACCAACTTCCCTACCAGTATGGACTTCATCGACTCTACGTTTATTCACTGAATTTGGATCTAATTGATAATGCTTACTACCATTCACGACATCTCTAACCACATCTAATACCAGGCTCATTTGAGGAGGTAATTTGTTTCGATGTCGTTTTTGCCTGCAAAGAGCTCTAGGTTCATCACTTTTAGTCCAATCTTCAAATAAGTGCCAAGCAGTAACTAGAAAGTTAAATGCGTCATATGGATGCCAACCACTCTCTAAGCGGGCAGATTCATATTTCAACTTTTCGAATAATTCTAAACTTGATGAAATACCAATTACAGGACCAACGTTACCAGATATTTTTTTTCCCATTATTTCAACTCCATTTAATTCATCATGCTAATGTGCTCGAAGCGGGACCGAACTAACTGTTTGAATTCAATTTAAATAATTTTCAACGCCCTAATAAGGTGCTAGCTGCGCGACACCGAACCGTATTGATTAGGAATTTATTGATTACACCAAAAATGATTCATTGTTATACCTCTAGGTAACTCTATATACAAATCTCTTTTAAACGCAAATTAATATTCTTCCAAATACCCTTCAAGTAACCTATCTTTATGCTCTTTGGAATAATCGGCAGGGAAATTATTGTAAATACCATCCCGAAAAATTCCGGATAAATGATTCTTATTTGTTAGTCATTTTGATTCAGCCATAACTCAAACGCGTCTTTTGACATTTTTGTTAATATTGAGGTATATGCTTCTTTATCGCTTAAATATAAGCAATGCCTAATTATTGTATAAGGATTTAGCTTTTCACTAGAGCCTTCTATAGATTCAAAGTGTTGCTGATACTCTTTTACTTTCGAAATAGTAGCTTTCATATGTCCGTTGAAATCTGTCTTCGTGATTCTTGGTTCCATTAAAATTATTTCTTGAGTAAAACCATCTACTTTATGAGGTTCAAAATCATATTTACTAAAGAAGTGATTAGCAATTTTTAGAAAACCAAATGCATTTAGCAACCCGTTAGTATTAGATTTTGCAATAGGTTGTTCAGGCCCTAATACCCCTTCAGCTAAGGATGGTTGAATATCGAAATCATCTTCTTGTGCTTTTTGGATCTCATCCTCAGTTGAAGTCCGAATTTCTCTAAACTCTCTATCTGCTAATTCAAAAAGTGCAGCTAAAGTATTAATTCTTCTTTTCAACTTATTTGGAATAGATTTTTTATATTTAATCTTATGATCAAGAACACTCCACGAATCTTGAATTATGGTTCTGATTTGAATTTCAAAGCTGAAGTTCAAAAATGCTTTGTATTCAGGCATGTTTTTTCTAGTTTCACCTAATTTTAAATCTAGGTGGAGACCTTTATACCCGAAGGAATCTTCTGTGCTTTCTATTTGTGAAATTTTATCGGTTACATCTATAACTTCAAAATGCTCCTTTAAAACGTCTTGAATATTCTCGATATCATCTTCATACAAACAAACCACTCTAAGTCCAATCAGGTCAGAAATATGATCTTTGATCTCATATTCGACTTCTGAGGTCTCAAGTGCTTTTCGATATTTTAAGTTGAACTTTCTAATACATTCTTCTTTGTCTTTTACTCTTCCCTCTATTTTAGAAATTGAGATCCCACCAGAGTGAGTAAGTAATGCTTCTATTAATGTAGCGAAAGAGTTATTTGCGCCCTCGAGAAGGCCTAAATTGTCTGAATAAAATTCTCTAAATGAATATTTTTCTATATCGAAATCTAAAGATGCCATTTATGCTCCTTGATGGTTAACATCTATAAAGGTCTCTCTATTTTCCAAATCTATTTACCCTAGTCAATAGTAACTAATCAAATGAAAAATAAGATAAGATAAAATAGAAATCTGACATTAAGGCAGATTCTGAGGAAGCGGAAAGTCCTGTTATTTATTTTTTAAGTCCTGTTAATTATTAACAGAATTTAACATGCGACTGATTTTATTGACATTTAATTTTATAGCAAGGAAAAGAAAGACTATTTAATGACAAACTGTGACAGGAATGAAAAATAAACAACTTATAGTCTATAAATTCCCCCTGCTCAGCCTATTTTAATATAATTCAAATACTTACATTCTCTTACGCCATTGTATCTAACAACGAAAAACAAACATTGAACACTCCTAATTTAAACCCTATGATATAGCACCAACACTGTATAAAACAGGCTCTGTTCCCTTTTAGTGTTGGCAGTTTTAGCTATACTTATAGTAACCGCAATATCATGAGGTTACCGCTATGAGTAAAGTAACTTTTGCAGCTTTTCAAGAAAGTATTGAAGACCTATCTTATGTTGAACTAAAGCGCTTAAATCATCAAATCGACTTCCACCTATCTAAAGACGAAGTCGGCCAAATCCTTGCCAAATATGAAAATGAAATATCAAACTGCCCTCATTGCAATGGTCACGTGCTATCTCGATGGGGAAGTACCATGCAAGGAAAACAACGTTATCGCTGTAATGCTTGCCATAAAACATTCAGCACCCTAACGGGAACAAGTCTATTTAGAATGAAAAAACCTGGCAAATGGCTGAAATATATAGAATGTATGTGTTTATCTAATAGTTTGAGATATGCAGCTAACAAGTTAGATATTAATTTAAAAACAGCATTTAGATGGCGACATCGTTTTCTAAAAAGCCCTTCTGAGCACAAACCGACTGAATTACTTGGCATTATTGAAGCAGATGAAACTTTTGTACCCGAGAGTTTCAAAGGTTCCAAAAAAATGCTGAGAGAATCAAGAAAACGAGGCGGCGGTAATCCCCCAAAAGTGCCTATTTTACTGGCTTTAGATCGCAATGGAACAATAAGCCATCAGGTCTTAAAGCGAGATACTAAAGAAGAACTTAGCTTAGCGCTAACACCACTTTTATCACCTGATTCTGTGCTATGTACCGATGGTAATTTATCTTATCAAAGCATCGTTAAAGAGCTTGGTTTCAACATCGATCATAAACGGCTTATCAGTTTGGATAATCAAAAGGTTATTGATAAAATATATCATATTCAGACACTTAATAATTTCATGATGCGTTGGAAAACTTGGATGAAACGATTTTATGGTGTTGGTACTGGCTATATGGAACATTATATTGCTTGGTTTATCTTTATGGAAAACAAAGCGTCTTGCGAAAACAAAAACTGGCTTAATGAAGCTCTTGAATAAACCAACACTAAAAGGGAACAGAGCCATAAAACACCAGTAACTTTAGGGGCGAATTCATGTCTATTAAATCTATTACTAACGGCTATGAAGTCGATTGTCGCCCACAGGGTCGAAACGGTAAGCGCTACAGAAAGAAGTTTACAACCAAAGGTGAAGCGCAGAAGTACGAACGCTGGCTGTTGTCGACTCAGAATCAAAAAGACTGGGTTGAAAAGTCTGCTGATAAACGCCCCCTGCTTGAGCTGATAAACCTTTGGTATCATTACCATGGTCAACAGCTTAAAACAGGTAAAAAAGAGCTTAAGCACCTAGTCGCTCTCGATTCCGACTTAGGCCACCCAAGGGCAGACCAAGTCACCCGCCAATGTTTCACTCAATATCGTGCACTCAAAATGGCAGAAGGTAAAAAGGCGACTACAATCAATCGTAACCAAACTCGATTAAGCAGTGTATTTACCGCATTGATCAAAGCTGAAGAGTTTCATAATCAGCACCCACTTAAAGGCCTAAGTAAGTTAAAGGAACGTGTATCAGAAATGGGATTTTTGAGTAAGCCTGAAATAAAGCAGCTACTAAACAACCTAAGTGGTGATGAGTTACATATTGCTAAGTTATGTTTATCAACAGGTGCGCGTTGGACCGAAGCTGCAGACCTAAGAGGCAGTGATATTGTGCACGGTAGAGTGACATTTAGTGATACCAAAAATGGTAAGAACAGAACTGTGCCAATTACCAGTAAGTTAATGAGTGAAATCCATCACGGGAAAAGTCGTCGGTTATTCAAGGGATCTTACGCTAAATTTTACAGTGTACTGAAGGAACAAGATTTTGACTTGCCAAAGGGTCAGGCTGCACATGTTTTACGTCATACATTTGCTAGCCACTTTATGATGAATGGCGGCAATATTTTAACGCTACAGAAGATCTTGGGGCATTCAACAATAACGCAAACCATGACTTACGCCCACCTTGCACCAGACTACCTAAACGAAGCAATGGAATTTAATCCAGTGTCCACATTATGA